GTGTTTGCGCAGAATCTATACGCTCAACTACTCGCAACTCCTAACATGACAGTCAATCAGCGTCTTGAGTATCTACAAGGCGAAATTGCACAGAAGTTTCCAAGCAAAGCGCCAGTGAATCCAAATCGCGACAAGCCAGCTATGACAGACAGCAAGCCATCTGGCAAGCTGAGTGGAGACATGACATGGGCAGACTTGTCGAAGTCTGAGCTGTCAGAGTGGCAGTCATTCGGCGAGATGATGTTCAACGGCGACAAGAAAGCTTTCCTAAAAGCAGTCAAGAATTCAAGAGGTTAATACCATGAGCAGACCACGCAGCGAAGAAGCAGCACTATCAAAAGACGTAGAGCAACGGCCGGAGCGCAAAGAGCGAATCTCTATGGCGCAACAAGTTCGGAGCTATACGGGCTTAGATCCAAATTACTTTTACTACGAATTCGACGCGAACAAGCCCGGCAGAATTCAGCAGGCACTTGACGCGGGCTATGAATATGTGCAAAACTCTGATGGGGCCAATGTGTTCAGAGAGAAACACGGCGGCAAACTGATTTTGATGCGTATCACTAAAGATTTGCGTCAACAAGATTTCGAGGCAGGCCAGCGAAAAGTAAACGAGCAAATTGGCGAGAAAGTCCAAACCGTTAACGATTCAGGTTCACTGCCTGACTATATACCGAAGGGCGACGACGGCAGAGACCGAGACCGTGTAGCTACCTTGGATATGGGCATCTAAAGACCGACCAGCACAGCCGAGCTTTCAGCTTAATTGGCGCAGTGCAAAATCAAACTTTAATCACCTAATTCGAGGGTAACACTATGGCTTTTTCCGTTAATACGGCAGGCAATAGCACAGCAGAGAACGTCGGCAAGGTTCGCCGCTTCTTTGTAGCTTCTGCTCACGCCACATTTTTAGCACCTGGCGACCAAGTTCGCTTAACAGGCACATCTGACACCGAAGGCGTCGCTGCTGTTGATGCAGTTACTGCAACCTCTCAGCAAATCGCAGGCGTTATCGCTTCTGTTGAGTATCAAGTGGTGGGCGAAAACCTGTCAAACACTGGCTTGCCTGCTGGCACTGCTGGTTATGTTTATGTTCACACTGACCCAGCTTTATGGTTCTTAGCTCCTGTAGCTAACGGTCCATTGGTTGCTGCTGACGTTGGCTTAAACGTAGATGGCACTTATACAGCATCAACCCGCGTTGGTGGTATGTCCGTATCTACCCAAGGTGTTAACGCTACGGGCAAAAACACCACCCCAACCCTGCAATACCGCGTACAAGGTTTATTACCTGATGCTAACGGTGTGCTGGGTAACGTGGCTTTAGTGTCAATCAACAACCAAACTGCCACGGGGGTATAACATATGGCTGGTACAATTACTCGTGGTAATATTCCACGCTTATTGCAGGAAGGTCTAAACACTACATTCGGTCACGAATACAAGCGTTATCCAGACCAGTTCACAAAGCTTTTCAACACTGAAAGCTCACGCAAAGCCTTTGAGATCGACCAAATGGTTGAGGGCATGGGCTTAGCGTCAATCAAGCCTGAAGGCTCAGACGTTGCGTTTGATGACTTCCAACAAGGTTACGCACCGAAGTACAACCACTACACGGTTGCTAAAGGCTTCGTTGTAACTCAGGAAGCACTGGAAGATGAGCTATACGGCTTGATGAGCAAGAAAGCTCGGATGTTAGGTTATTCAATGAAAATCACCAAAGAAGTGATTGCGGCGAATATCTACAACCGAGCATTCAACCCAGCTTTCACTATGCCAGATGGCGACGGTGTTCAGTTGCTATCATCAGCTCACCCTGCTGGTCCATCAGGCGGCACGTTCAGCAACGTGTTATCTGTTGCGGCTGACTTGTCAGAAGCTTCATTGGAAGATTTGTTAATTCAAATCGGCTTAGCTACTGACTCACGCGGTCAACGTATGATGTTAAGCGCTGAAAAGCTGATTGTTCCTGTAGCGTTACAGTTCGATGCTCACCGCATCTTAAAATCTACGCTGCAAAACGACACTGCCAACAACGCTATCAACGCCGTGCGGTCTATGGGTCTAATCTCCGAAGTGGTAGTGAACAACTACCTGACTTCAAACGATGCTTGGTTCATCAAGACTGACGTACCAGACGGCATGAAGCACTTCGTTCGTCGTGCAATTGCTTTTGGTGAGGACAACGCGTTCTTATCTGGTAATGCGCGCTTCAAGGCTTCTGAGCGTTATAGCTTTGGTTGGTCAGATCCACGCGGAGTTTACGGCTCTGCGGGTACTGCGTAAGCGGTTTAGTTATAAAGAGGCGGCTTCGGTCGCCTTTTTTATTGAAGGATTAATATCATGTTTGCAGTATTAAGAACTGACCATTTTATAGAATACACGGACCGCACCGGAGTTAGTCGCTTAAAGGTTGATGTAGGTTCATCATCACAGGCTGCTGGCGATGAATTCCAAACTACGCAAAGCTCCACGGCGGCATCATCTGCGCCAGTGCTGCGAATCACTGCGCCATCTCCTATTGATGTGACTGAGATGGAAATGACCGTTGTGCTTGGTGGCGTTAATGTGCAAGTGTTTCAATCAAGCGCTGGAACTCCTAGCGGAACATTCACTGCCGCACCAATCCAATCAACCAACCTTCGAAACGTCAAGGCTCCATCATTCAGCGTTGCAAGTGGTGGCACGTTTACACCATCTGCTGCTGCACTTCGTCAAATGGTGGTTAATGGCGGCACTGCTGTTGCTCCATTAGCTAGCGTTAACCGCGTAAATAAGCGGGTGTTGTCGCTGCCTGCTGGCACGTATTACATCGTTACAGGATTATTGGCTGGCGTTGCTTCGCTGACTGCTGAGTTAATTGTGACGATTGTTGACGTTTGATGCGCTTGCCAAATCAAACGGTATAGGCTAGGATTGTTTTGGGTCGGGAGGGGTTCCTAGCCGCAGGCAAGTTACCGCAATCGCGGTGCTGTTTATTCGCATGACGCATCAGAGTTACCGCTGTAGTGCACGACAGCTTAACTTGGTAAATCAAGACACTGTGCCGCGCAGTTAATCTGGTTTATATGCGTCAGTCGAATGAGCAGCAGTCTGACAGGAGTTGCGCTGGCAGTCTCATTACAACTTACCACGCTTGGCCACAATGGCAGATGACACGACCTAGAGCAGCAGACTCCATCTGCTTTTGTGCCTAACGTGTTTGAAATTGTGTGCAGTCATAGGTTTACGGCTAGTCCGGTTTCCCTATTTCCGCAAGTGGCTGATACTTGCGACGACGAATCAGCGAGAGATTGCCACCTTAGCGGGTGGCTTTTTCTTTTGTGGGTATTGCAAGCATAATTCGTTATGCTATATTCAGATTTCTATTAACTGATTGGATGGAATGAAAATGAAAACATTAGATGGAGTAATAGACAGCGCTTCAGATTGGTATTGCTACGAAAACAAAAATGCTTTGCGGTTACCGCCTGTTGGTGTTGAATGTGAAGCTAATATTGCCGAAACAATTTTCTATAGAGTTATCCCGATGTATTTTGGAAATTCCAATGTTGCGGTATTGAAAAACCCAATTACTGGCAATGATTTCTATGTGGATCAAAAAGAAGTCAAATTCCGCCCACTAGACCACGACCGCAAAGCAAAAGCTGAGCGCAAGAGGGTTGTTGATGCAGCGCTGGAGAATTTTCACGCAAGCGTTATGCCTGACTATAGGCTGACTGATGGGTTATCAGCACTTTACGACAAAGGCTTTTTGCGCATGCCCGATTAATGCGCTAAAATAAAAATCCCAACAACAGGAGCAAAAAATGACAACCACTAAGCAAAAGCCAAAACAGCCAAAGCCAACTGGCACCAAGCCAAGTAAGAAGTAATGACTAACGAGGTGTTTGATCAAGTCAAAATTGCCGCATGCTTTGCGGCTTTTTTGTTTACTTGGAGGGCTGGATTGATTGCAGCGCTGTTTGCTGTAACGCCTTATATTTTTGAAATGTCCAGCAATGGAAGTCAATTTAGTATGGCAATGATTGCCATCTATTGCGCTTCGGCATTAATTATCAACTTTAAGTCAGAAATCCGTCAGGCTTTGTGGGCGATAGGTGCGATAAACTGGGTTGCATTGGTAGATTATAGTTTTTTTCCTTATGAAACATTATTCTATCAGGCTTACCCATTTCTTATACATGCGCTAGACTGTTACATTATTTGGCACTTAGTCAGCAAGGGAGCGCGTCAAGATGTCGGACAATTTTTTGACGTGGCTGAAAATTTTATTTTCTCTTTGCGTTGTCGTATACTGTGGCTATCGAGTATTCATAGGCAACCCAAAAGATGAGCAACGACATTCTGCATCAGGTCGGACGGATAGTGACCGAAAGTGACCCTAGCACGTTTCTTGGTAAGTTCTTCACAGGCATAGGCGCTGCGGTAACATGGTTTTGTATCTGGCTTGGTACGGTTCATGGCTCATTTATTAGAGTGTTTGACCCTGCAACATGGACGCTTCAAGATTACGCATCGTTTGCTTCATTACTTGCCGCAATTATGTACTTCATTAAAAACTTCTCTGATTGGCGATATGCTAAACGCCGAGAGAAAAGAGAGCTTGCTTTATTAAGTGACGATAAATTGACGCCAAAAGATTGACGGTTTACACTAGGTAAGACTTTGGAGCAATACCGCTCTGCTAACCTAGTGAGGTCACATCATGGCACGTTATCGTCAAACTCGTTTCAATAACATCTCCCTGCAAGGGCCTTTCGGTCAGAAAGACCCAGCAACAAATTCAGTAAACACGCAAGATACGTTTTACAAAACGTTTGAAATTCCACTGCCTCGCGTAGCATCTGCCGCCGCACAAACAACCACAATTGAAGCTGGCAACAAATGGGTTCAAATCACTAACGCTGTCATCATCACAGACGTTGCAGAAGCTACAGGCACCACAAAGACAATCAGCATTGGCATTGGCGCTGCTGGCAATAACTGTATTAACGCGGCATCTGTTGCGGCAACCGGTGTTAGTGGTCAGCATGTATCTGCGGCAATCAATACCACGCCATCAACCAACAAATTCACCTACACGCTCGGCTCTGCTGATTTCACCACCTTCCAAGGTCGCGCAATCATCACCGCACTTTGTGCCAATGTGTTATAAGGGGTTGAACCATGGCTCAGCGTAGCATCACCAAACCAACGGCTGCGGCTGTTGTATATCCAGCAAATCATCGTGAAAACGTTGATTCATACACAATCCAAAACCTTACCGATGCTGCGCTAACCGTCAAAGTAACTGGCGGCGCGATTCAGCGCGAAACTGTTGTTTTCTCTGACCCAGCAGCGGGCGTTTTGAGCATCGCAATTAACGCCATCGGTGAGGTGAATCAACCAGTAACGGCGCTTGAATTTAGCGGCACTGGTGTTGGCAAGGTTAATGTAGTGGAGCAATTCTAATGCCTACTAAAGTAAGATTTGCAGGAGTTAACCATACTCAACTGCCGCAGATTGTTTCTGACGGTATCGCTTTAAAAGGCTTGCCGCAGACTGCTGGTTATCCTGATGGTTACGGGGATTTGGCGGATGCGGTCAACAAACTGACCTCGGCCATGTCAGCAGCAAGAGTTATCAAAACAGCAGCTATCGGCGACAGTCGCCTAGCGAATAGCGTGCAAGATCAAACCGCCGGTGGAATAACC